CGCGGTTCCCCTTTCTGTCAAGCGCTGGCAGATAAAACAGACAAAAACATTAAACGGCGGTATTTGAACATTACCGCCGAATTTTTATGCCAAAATTGAGGTGAAAATATGGGTAAATTTACCGCTATTCCCAAAGATACGTTTGACGCATTGCAGCTTGACGCTGGTGTTCTGTTGAAAACATTCAACCCCGCAAGCATTGCCGCTCCGCAGGACGGCGACATTATCTGCGCCACTACTGGCGGCATCAATGCCACTTGCGTTCCTACCTTCTCCGACTTGGGCGAGGACGTTGACAACTGCCCGGTCAATACCAAAGAGCTGAAACATCTGGACGGCTGGGAGTGCAAAATGTCCTTCACGGCTCTTGGCACGTCCCCTGATAATATCAAGATGGCTCTGGGCAGTGCAGACGTTACCACAAACAAGATTACACCTCGCCGCGACTTGAAGCAGACCGACTTTAAAGACGAACTGTGGTGGGTTGGAGACCGCGCAGATGGTGGCTGCGTTGCTATCTGCCTGAAAAACGCTTTGTCCACTGGTGGCTTCTCGTTGCAGACTACCAAGAGCGGCAAGGGGCAGATTTCCTGTGAGCTGACTGGCCATGTCTCCATCACTGCGCAGGACGTTGTCCCTATGGAGTTCTACAGCATCGACGCGGAGGGATAAAAAATGCGACTGCTTTCTCAGATGACTACCGACGAGACCTGCGATGTCTTGTGCATCGCCGCCCCTCATATCCAGAACATGGCCGATGACAAAAACCTCATTGCAGAGGTTCAACGTAAGCTTCCCAAAGGGGAACATACGCAGATTGACGTCTATAGGTTCGGCCTTACGCGGGTTGTGAATCTTGTTCCCATTTTCTTGAAAGACCACAGAGAAGACGTATATGCGATTCTTTCTCTGTTTAACGGCCTCACCCCAGAAGAATGCGGAAAGCAGGGTTTCTTAAGCACGTTGGCGCAGATTAACGAGCTTGTGAAAGACGAGGACTTCGTTAATTTTTTCAAACAGTCTTTCGGTACGGCGCAGAAAGCGTAATAGTCGCAATCTTAAGTATGCCGAAACTGAGCGCCCGTGCGTTTATGTCGGCACTGCCATACCGAATCAAAGAAAAAACGGATGAAGTGGCATATCGTGTTTATATGTCGGATGTACTTATCACGATTACAAAAAACATGATAAAAACAGAAAGCGAGCCGAAAAGGTACTGGGATATAATCAACCCGCCGCCAGAAGAAACACGAACAGCGGATGAAATCAAAGAACACATGAAGAACAAGCTGAGAAAACTGGAAGAGCCGCCCCAAAAATAGGGCGGCTCATTTTAGAAGCAGTTTGTCATAATGGCTTTGTAGATTTTATCGTCTACCTCGATTAAAAAGCGTTTACCGCTTGCAACCCACTGTGGGTCTTCTTTCATCTGAATTGCAATCTGATAAATGCCTTTTTGTTTTGCGGTGACTGCGCCAGCCACGAGACCAGCAGGCCCAAGAATGGCGCCGCCAACAAGCCCGCGCATCACACCAGAAGACATAGATTTCTTCTGGGATTCATCCAGAACGGAATAATCTGCAACGGTGCTTCTGTCTAATGTGATTGCTGGCATCAATCCCATGTCGAGTTGAACTCGACCAAAAGAAAGATTGACCTTCTTTCCGACGTAATCTCCTGCGATAACTGCATTTTTAGCTTTTGCCATAGCAAAACACCTCCTAAAGCTAGGATACAGCATAGCTAACAAAAAATCAACAAGAAAGGAGTGAGAAGTTGGACGTATTTAATCTAAACGCAAAATTAAGTCTTGATACAGATGATTATGAACGGCAGTTAAACGATGCAAGCGGCAAAACAACATCTTTTTGGGATGTGTTCAGCGGAACGTTTCTAGGAAATGCAGTTTTTGATGGCCTGAAAGCTGTGGGAAGCACGATTGTATCTGTTGGCAAATCGGCAGCAGGTGCAGCTCTCGATATTGGAAAAGCATCCCTGAGCAGTTACGCAGACTATGAGCAGCTTGTCGGCGGCGTAGAAACCTTGTACAAGGACAGCGCAGGTATTATTGAGGGCTATGCAAAGGACGCGTACAAGAACGTTGGCCTGTCTGCAAACGAGTACATGGAGACATCAACATCGTTTGCTGCGGCTCTGGTTTCAAGTTTGGGCGGCGATACACAAAAAGCCGCTGAAATGGCGAATACTGCAATTTCGGATATGTCCGATAATGCGAACAAGATGGGCACTAACATCTCGTCCATCCAAGACGCATATAACGGCTTTGCAAAGCAGAACTACACCATGCTTGACAACTTAAAGCTCGGCTATGGTGGCACGCAGGCTGAAATGAAGCGGTTGATAAAAGAAGCCGCTGCCATGAAGGACACTCAAGCGGAACTCGGCGTAACGGTTGATGCAACCAGTATGTCTTATGCGAATATTGTACAGGCGATTCACGTCGTACAGGCAAACATGGATATTATGGGGACGACCAGTAAAGAAGCTGCAACTACCATCCAAGGAAGTACAGCTTCGATGAAGAGCGCCTGGGAAAATCTGCTTACAGGCATTGCAGACCCAGAACAGGATGTTCAGCAGCTAATCAATAATTTCGTAGACAGTCTTCTTACTGCTGCTCAAAACATTTTGCCGCGTATTCAAGAAATTGTCCCAACGCTGATTAACGCCATGACTGAAATAGGTGCACAGTTGGCCCCTGTAGTCAGCACTGTTATTGAAAGCATGATGCCAACCGTTGTAGAAGGGATAGAGGCACTATTTAACGGCCTTGGATTTTTGGCAGACGAGTTACAGCCAATCATTGATGAATTATTCTCTTTTCTTGGCGATGCGATAGTAAATGCGCTGACAAGCGCAATTGAAAATTCTGATTTTAGTGTAATTTTTGATATTTTTGATGAAGTCAAAGAGGCAGTCAACGAAGTAATCCCTGTTATAGAAGACTTGGCTCCTGCCATTGGCGCGGTTGGCACTGCTATTGCAGGCTGGCAAATTGGAACGAAAATTCAGAAGATGGTAACTGCTTTCGACGAGGCCAAAGTTGCCGTATCTCTGTTCAGCATGGGGCTTTCTGATTCAGAGGTTGCACAAGGCGCTTTGGACGGTACGCTCAAAGGGTCAGAAGTTGTCGTTGGGCTGCTTACTGGGAAAATTGATTTGCTTTCTTTGGCGCAACGAAAACTCAAGGCTGCGCAGGCTGCACTAAACGCCGTTATGTCAGCTAACCCGATTGCAATCGTAATCACTCTGATTGCGGCTTTGATTGGCGTATTTGCTACTCTGTACGCAACGAACGAAAATTTCAGAAATAAAGTCAACGAAATTTTTGAGTTCGTAAAGACCACTGTTGTTACATTCTTCACAGAGACCGTTCCAGAGGCGATTAACAGTGCGATAGAGTGGTTTCAACAGCTCCCCGATAAAATATCTGAGTTCATGGCAATCGCCGTGCAAAGCATTGCTGACTGGGCTACACAGACGGCGGAAAATGCCCGCCAAGCTGGCAGTAATTTTATCAATGCTGTTGTAGAATTTTTCTCGCAACTCCCGTACAACTTAGGCGTATTTCTCGGCACAGCGCTTGCAAACATCGCAATTTGGGCGGTGGAAACGGCAGAGAATGCGCGGCAGGCTGGCTCCCAATTCTTGCAAAACGTAGTTGAGTTCTTTACGCAACTCCCCGGCAACGTTTTAACGTTCCTGTCTACCACAATCCAGAACGTTATTGCATGGGCTGGGCAAATGAAGTCCAACGCAATCGACGCTGCATCTACGTTCCTGAATAACGTAATTGAGTTTTTTACTCAGTTGCCCGGAAACATTGCAGAGTGGTTTACAAAAACGATTGAAAAAGTCGTAGAGTGGGCCGAAGAATTGAGGAAAAACGGTGAACAGGCCGCAAAAGATTTGCTAGATGCTGTTGTTACGGGCCTTCAGGAATTACCCGGCAAAATCTTTGATTTAGGCGTGAACGCGGCAAAGAGCTTGCTCGAGGGTATTAAGAGTATGGGCGGCTGGCTGAAAGAACAGGTCGGAAATTTCGTAGACGGCATAGTCTCCGGCTTTACCGGCACGGTGCAGACAAACGGCTCCCACGCTGGCGGTCTGGACTATGTTCCCTATAACAACTACGTTGCAAACCTGCATCGCGGCGAAATGGTTCTGACGGCTAAAGAGGCCGACAGCTACCGCAAAGGCGAGAAAAACGCTGTTGTTGGCGGTGTGACTGTTATCCAAAACATCTACAGTCAGGCCAAAACTGCGGCAGAGCTTATGCGCGAGGCGCAGTATGAGCAGCGGCGGGCGCTCATGATGGGTGCAATTTGAAAGAGGGTGAATGATGTACACAGCAAGATTTGTGCGGGATGACGGCGAAACGCTGTATTTCGGCTATAATTACGGTTCTATCGTGAATATAGACCCTCTTTCGGATGTAGATGTAGATGTAGCGCTGTCGCAGGGCTTTCAACAGGTCGGCAAGACCTTTGAGAGCGCGACTGTCGGAGAAATCACGCGGGAAGTCAGCGGCTACCTGCTGGGCGACAGCAGGGTGATGAAGCGTAAAATGCTGCGCATTCTCACGCCAAACTCATTCGGCAAGCTGTATTTCGGCGACGGCTATTACTGCAACTGCACCGTGAAGA